AACTTAATGGATTCAAAATTTATCAATTTACCGCAGGCACAGGGACCTTGACTTTTTCATAATGGCACACTACGCATTTTTAGACGACGACAACCTTGTCACCGAAGTAATAGTCGGTATTGACGAACTCATAGAAGGTCTGACACCAGAAGAGTGGTACGGCAATTTTCGTAAACAGCCGTGCGTCAGAACTAGTTACAACGGCAACATTCGCAAACAATTTGCTGGAATAGGTTACAAGTATGATAAAATTGCAGATGTTTTCATTTCCCCATGCGTGTATCCGTCATGGACTCTTGACGAGAACCACGATTGGCAACCGCCAACACCAATGCCAACCGAAGGAATGTGGCGTTGGGATGAAGAAACACTTTCTTGGTTGGAAATAATAAATGGAGTTTGATTCCCTACTAAACGAGTACAACTTTCGCAAGTGTCGTGGTCCTGAAGACGCAGACGTAGAAGAACTGTTGGAAGCCTTCCAATATTTCTGCAATAACTACGTTTACATCAAACACCCGAACAAGGGTCGTATCCTGTTCAAACTGCGCCCAGCACAGATACAAACCGTACGAACATGGCTGAGTGAGCGTAATACCATCGTGTTGAAAGCCCGTCAGATTGGCTTTTCTACGCTTGCCGCTACATTCTCCTTCTGGCTTGCGTTCTTTTGGCCTGACCGTTTCATAGTCATGCTTTCAAAGACAGAGCGTGAAGCAACCAAACTCCTGGCCAAATCAAAATACATCTACAAGCACATGCCGCAGTGGATGCGCCTTAGCGGCCCAGAGTTGCTACAAAACAACGTTCTCAAGATGACGTTTGACAACGACTCTGTTATTGAATCGCTTCCGTCAGCCAATGAACCTGCTCGTGGTGAATCGGTCTATCTAGCCATCATTGACGAAATGGCGTTCCTTCCAAACCCAGAAGATGCGTGGGCATCCATTGAACCGATTGCGGACGTTGGTGGTCGTGTCATTTGTATGTCCACCGCCAAGGGAGAAGACAACATCTTTTTTACGCTGTGGCAAGGGTCACAGAATGGCACCAATCGCTTCCGTGGCATCTTCTTTCCATGGTCCGCCAACAGTGACCGTACTCAGGATTGGTATGACGCACAAGCCCAAGAGTTGCCAGCATGGCAGTTGCACCAAGAATACCCGTCCAATCCAGAGGAAGCCTTCATTCGCTCTGGTCGCCCAGTCTTTGACATAGACTCCCTCAAACGCTATGAGACTGATGCACCAAAGAAAGGCTACAACAAGAAGTTGTCCGATGCCAGGAACTCCTACATGTTTGAGTCTTCTGGAGGTCCGCTTTCCGTATGGGCACTACCGCAGTTTGGTACGGTGTACTGCATCGGCGCTGACGTAGCCGAAGGATTGGCACGAGGCGACTATTCGTCTGCCCACGTAATTGACGCCAAATCTGGTCTGGTCGTGGCTCACTGGCATGGGCACATTGATGCCGACAAGTTTGGTGAAGATGTCCTTTTGGCCCTAGGCTACTTCTACAACGAAGCCCTTATTGGCGTAGAGTCCAACAACCACGGACTTACCGCCCTTACCGCTCTCAATAAAAGTAACTATCTAAACCTTTACAGACAACGTAGGTTGAATCAAAGGAACGCCGAACAGACGGAAACCCTTGGTTGGCGCACCACCACCCTGACTAAACCACTTGCAATTGACGAATTGAACGCATCCATACGTGATGGTGTGCTACAATTGAGGTGTGAGCATACGATTGCCGAACTCAAGACCTTTGTACGCAACGACAACGGCTCTACCCATGGTTCACCACATGACGACAGGGTTATGAGTCTGGCTATTGCCAACCAAATGCTCAAGTACGTCTGGCTTCCAGAGTACCGACCAAAGTCAGATGCCCCGTTTGGAACCCTCAATTACTTCGCTTCCAAGGTTAAAAAGCCTAAAAAAGAGCGAGATAGGTACTTAATTGGAGAGTTTTCGGGTTATTAAGCCCGACTATGTAACGTTTTGACCTAACTATAGGAGTATTTCATGAATTGTAGCATTTGCGGGAAGCCTTTAGAGACCGATAACGATGTAAAACGTGGTATTTGCTTCTCCTGCCACGTAAAGGGCATCAGGTTTGGATTCAAGGCCACTGGATATGGACAGGATGTATGGAATGGTCCGACTGTGCGTGAGGTTCAGAGGTATTACGAAGCAATGCCCAATGTTGAAAAGATTTCAACTAGGAAGGAATTGATTTGAAATGGAATGGTTGATTCCTATTGCCGTTGCTGTCATTGGCGGCCCTTTGGTAGTTCTAATTCAGATAGTCAGGGACTTCCGCCAAGAGAACCACGCCGACCATGGCAAGGTTATGGAGGCCATCAACGAAGTGCACGCAGACGTCAAGGACCTTGGTAAAAGGTTCAAGAAACACCTGAAGTGGCATGACCAGCAAGAAGAATCAGGTGGTGGAGGCGGAGAAAGCACCGTCGCATGAAAATTAAGAAGGCACCGAAGGTAAAGGTAACCAAACCAAAGGCCAAGAAGATTGAAACGCCAGCGGTCAAGAAAGCCAAGAAAGAATTGGCCAAAGCGGAAAAGAAGGCCGTTGAAGCAAGAAAAGCACTACGCAAAGCAGAGGAGAAAAAGTAATGAAGGCAAAAGGTAAAAAAGGTAAACCAGCGTTTGGTGTCATGCTCATGATTGAGACAACGCCAATGGGCAAAGCCTACAAGAAAGCAAAGAACAAAGCAGCAAAGAGAAAGAGCAAATAATGCCAAAGAAATCCATGAGACTTGGCGGCGGTGGCCGCTTTGCAAAGTTGGAGAAGTCGCTAAAGGGTAAGGTCAGTGACCCTGCTGCTGTTGCTGCTTCTATTGGTCGTAAAAAGTACGGTGCCAAGAAGATGGCCAAGATGGCCGCTACTGGTCGCCGTCGTTCAAGCAAGAAAGGCAAGTAAGTCATGATTATTCCTAATTACGCAGACGGAACGATTACTGCAGCGGATGGTTATGTTGAGGCCGTCGTGGAAGATTCGGACACCGTTGCCATCCAGGTGTACGGCACGTGGGTTGGAACACTTGGTTTTGACTCATCAGTCGTTGCGGACCAGTGGGCAGACCAAGCGGTCAAGGCTTCTAGCCAAACCACAGCGACTACCCTTGTTACGACAACAACGGGCAACGGTCTGTTTTTGGTAGACACAAAGTCAGTCAGTAATATCAGAGTTTATGCAAATGCGTGGACTTCTGGCACAGCCAATGTGCGAATCCGAGCAAGCCGAAGCAGCAAGTAAGGAGCAATCATGGCTGATTATGGTTATGAAAACATGCCAATGGGCAGGGCGATGCGTAAGGCTGACAAGCCCAAGGGCAAGAAGCCGAAAGATGCGCCAAAACTCCCAGAGGGCTGGCGTTACATGCCCGATGGTAAGGTCGTGGCAAAATCCGACATGGATGACGAAGATTCGTTGGTTGGAGACGAACCTAATATAGAAGCCATGGAATAATGCGTTACGGACCCGTAACATCCACCACCAAACCCAACTACACAGTAACGAGGGAGAAGAAACATGGCAGCAAAAAGAAAAGCAAAGCCAAAAACAAAGTCAAAGGTAAACCAAGCAGGTAACTACACCAAGCCTGGTATGCGTAAGGCTTTGTTCAACAAAATCAAGGCTGGCACAAAGGGCGGAGACCCAGGCGAATGGTCGGCCCGCAAGGCACAACTTCTTGCCAATGAGTACAAGAAAAAGGGTGGCGGATACCGTGACTAGAGCCAAGTCGCAAGAATCGTTGAAGCGTTGGGGCGACCAGAAATGGCGAACGTCTGACGGTAAACCATCAAAGGGTAAGAAGCGTTATTTACCCGATGCCGCTTGGAACGCATTGTCACCTGCCGAAAAGGCTGCCACCAATAGGGCAAAAGCCAAGGGCAACAAGGCTGGCAAGCAGTTCGTGAAACAACCAAAGAAGATAGCCAAAAAGACAAGGAACTACAGATAATAATGCCCAAAACTGCTGCGTGGCAACGTAAGGAAGGCCAAAACCCAAAGGGCGGCTTGAACGCCAAGGGTCGTGCCTCCTACAAGGCTCAGACTGGTGGGACATTGCGTCCACCCGTGAAGTCTGGCGATAACCCACGCAGAGCGTCATTCCTTGCACGTATGGGGAACATGAAAGGACCTGAGTACGATTCAAACGGTAGGCCAACTCGCCTGCTTTTGTCATTGAGGGCTTGGGGCGCCAGTTCCAAAGCCGATGCTCGTGCCAAGGCAAAAGCAATGTCTGAACGTCTCAAAGCCAAGAAACAAACGAAGAGGAATGTATAATGCCACGCCAATCAAACGCCGACAAACTAGCAACATATCGTAAGCGACTTGACTACGCAATGTCTTGGCGTAGGAACGAGTCGTACGACCAACTGTGGCAACGAATGGTCAATTTGTACCGTGGTCGTCAATACCGTGGAATGGCAACTGGTGACCGACTGTTGGTGAACATTGCCTTTTCTACCATCAACACACTTGCTCCTGCCGTTTCAATTGGTCGCCCAAAGATTAACGTAAACCCACGCAAACCAGAAGATGCCGACAAAGCAATTGTTACCGAAAGCATCATCAACTACTGGTGGCAGCACTACCACTGTCAAACAGAGTTCCAACGTGCAGTAAAGGACTACTTGATTCTTGGACATGGTTGGGTAAAGACTGGCTATCGTTTCGTTGAGGAATCCAAACTTGACAATATCCAAGACACAGCGGATGAAGCGGCGGCAAAAGAACCTGCCGACGACGTTGAGTCAATGTTAATCATCCGTGAGGACCGCCCGTTCCTTGAGCGTGTTGACCCGTTTGAGATGTTTGTTGACCCAGACGGTTGCAACATGCAGGACATTCGTTGGATTGCCCAGCGTACTCGCCGCCCACTCAAAGACGT